AATACAAGTATGAGAACAATATATTATTTAAGATGCGACTTCAGAGAATTAAAAAATTTACAAAAAATGCTTGAGAAAAATGATTTTAATACAGCTGCAATGGGTGCTCTCATTGATGAATTGATTCGCAGCAAAAAGATCAAAAAGACTAGAGTAGATGGACAGCTAGATGGATTTAAAACAAATAAAGAATTTACAGATTTAATATCTCAGTACGAGAACATGTTTTTTAGAAATTTGAATATCCCAGAAGAAGATAAAAAGTTTTTTCCTGCTCAAGTAAAAGGGATACAGTTTCTTTACTCCAGACAAAGTGCACTTTTAGGAGATGAGGTTGGTGTAGGAAAAACGATTCAATGCATAGTCGCAGCAGATATAAGAATGAAAACAAGCGGACCTGGCTGCTTGATTATAACAAAAAATGCAGTTGTGCCACAACTTGTAGTAGAAATACAAAAAATTACTGGAGCTAGCGATGCTGACATATCTGAAAATTGGCAAGCACCATCACGATGGACTGTGTTACCATATCAGCTTTTTGAAGAAGATTCACTTTTCTCCAGTCCAGACGGATCAAAAAAACCATTAAGAGAAATTGTAACGGAAACTTTAATAAATTATGCAAAACAAAAGAAATTTACCGTATGCATATTGGACGAAATACACATGGTTAAAAATGGGAACCCAGAAGATAAAAACCTGAACGGTTTCCTAAAGCATAGAAACAGTCACAGAACATTTAACGTTCAAGAAGTTACTAAATATATACCGTTTGTATGGGGAGCTTCTGCAACAATCGTGGCAAACAAGCCAAGAGATCTTCTTAATCAGCTACAGGCAGTAAATCATGGACTAGGCAACATGGAATACGGAGAATTCAAAAGAAGGTTTGAGTCTTCAGATGATGAAGAAGAGAAAATGCAAAAAGCTGATATGATCAGAGACTTATTAACAGATCAGGGAATATATATAAGAAGAAGTAAAAAAGAAGTTAATCCAAACATACCAGAAATGACTGTAAATGAAAGTCCTATTTCTCTTTCTTCAGACGAAATTGATGAAATCATGCAGGGTGTTAGGAATAGAGAAAGACCATCTGCTCAAGAAATGAGTAAGATAAGAGAGAAAATTGCAATGAGCAAAGTACCAAATACTGTGGCTTATGCAATTTCTATCATGGAAAGAGGTAATAAAGTTGGTATATTTACAGCTCACGCAGATTCTTTAAAAGAGATACAAAGACTTTTGAAGCTAGATTTAGATGCTATGTATCCTGGACAGAATAAGCAAGTAGCAGCCATATACGGTGGACAGAACAGAACAGAAAGACAGAATCTAATCAACGAATTTAAAAACCCTACCTCACAATATATGGCAATAGTAATAAGCATAGATGCAGGCGGAACTGGATTAGACTTTCCGAATATACTTACAGACGTAATTGTCAATGACTTTGATTGGTCTCCAAGCGATGACGACCAGTCTCTTGGAAGATTTTATAGAATAAGCTCAAGAAAATCAATCAATGTGACATATATGATTGCGGATAACACTCTAGACAGAAAATTCTATAACTTACTACAAGAAAAGAAGAAAATAGCTGAAAAGATTCAAACACTATCGGAAGCAGAAAAGAAAGCAGCAGAATCTACTTCTACTGATGCTAAAGAACAGCTAGCAAGAATAAGAAAAGAAAAATGGGACGCCATTAAGCATCTTTCCGGCATAAGAAACTTGTCAAGGGGAACTAGTCCAGATGCATTTGCTGAGATTTAGTCTTCTTTAACCCTGTGTTTGTTAACTACCGCAAAAAACATTCCCCATTGGCCTTTTGATATCATTTTTTCTAATCTAGAAAAATTGCTTGGCGATATGTTTTCTAGTTCATACTTGCGATGTTTATGCCCAGACTTCGTATATTCGTCAACGTCTACTGACACTAATTCAGATGAGCGCTTGTAGTGCAGCTTAACCTCTAAGCTTTTTCTTGAGGAACTAGATTTGCCAGATTTTAAAACTGCTGATTGGAATCTAGAAACAGAATGAGACGTTGATGCTGTTTTTACAAAATCTTTTATTAAACTAAAAATCCTGCGCATACTATTAATTCTATAGCAGCAGACTTATACCTTATTTTTAACTAATATAATTTTACCATCTTTGATAGACATTTTCAATTCATCTCCATCATTCCATTTTAAATTATTAATAATTTCATCTGGAATGGGCAAAAAATAAAGTTCATCGGAATTAATTTGATAGTCACTTTTATCAACCAAATGAACTTCCAGTTTTGATAAAGCAGAAATCGTACTTTTCCTGGTCATAGAAACTCCATAGCGGACAGAGTGGGATTCGAACCCACGTTACGGTTTCCCGTAAACAGCATTTCCAATGCTGCTCCTTCAACCACTCGGACATCTGTCCTAGTCTTCTATATCTATATCCGAAGAGTGGCTGTCAATGACCGGAATAGCAAAATCTCTTGGTAAATTTTCGTTGTTTTCTCGTTCTATGCACATAAATTATTTTAAATTGAGCAAATACTTAGTTTTGTTAACCACAGCCAGCATCTCATCTTTAATGTTGTGAAGATCGGAACGATGCTCTGGGATAGCGTCAGAAAGACTTTCAGAAACAAACTTCTCTACACTACTCATAAAGTCTAAGGGAGATATGGAATCAATTGAGTGACACTTACACTCAAAAGATCCTACCTCCAAGATAGACCTATCGCCACCAGCAAATATCTCAATAAAGTCGTCTACAAGTTCATCTAGGTCTTCGTAAGCAGACCCAAGGGCCTTGTGCTGGGCATATGAAGTTGTTTGCCAGTGTAAAATTCTTAATTGGTTTTGTATTGTAAGAAAACTTTTAATAAGCATATAGTCATTCTCCTATTACAAGATAATACCAATTTTCTTATCACTGCACCTCTTTGACTGGAGGCTTTGAGCGCTGACATGCTCCGCAGCCCTTATTTACGGGCTGACCAGTAGCAATATTAGATATTCTCTTGCCAAGATGCTGTCTACCTATATTTTTTATATTGTGCTTATTAAAAGGGCAGAATATAAGTTTAGGATTGACCTGAGACTTTACTCCAGTAAAATAGTCTTCCGATGTCCATGCTGTGCCGTCTGGAAGTTTATCTGTAAACACTCCAGTCACATCTATCCCGTATGTATCTGAATTATTTGAAATTAAATACTTATTTTTATCTTGCATATTTGTATTCATTATGACAGAAAGAACAAGTTCATCATTTACTTTCATATTTCTTTTTCTTAAGTGATCAGAAGCAAGCTTAGTCATAGAGTAAAAGTCATTTACAAAATTTGGACGAACCATAAAATGGTTTGCGTTTAGATTGTAACAATCATTAGAAAGATTGCCAAAGCTTCTTACAGCGTCAGAAAATTGAAGAACATTTATTTCATTCCACTCTTGTCTTTGCAAGTTGTCGCCCATCAAATTAGATTCTAAGAATGATAAACAATGTTCATCGCCCATCAACTCACTCAAAGAGTTAGTAAAATTGTAAACCATATAATGATTAGGACCAAAATATGCTAAAAGAGCATCTGGATGCATTGAGTGAAGTTTTGAAAGGTATTCAAACTTCCACATTCCAAAAAAGTCAAGCTTGATTGATTGATCGATTGGAATGCTTGTAGCTCCTGCAATTTCAAAATCTGACCATACTACAAATTCATTTTGATTACCAGCAGCTCTTAAAGAACGCACAAAGCCCTGCAATGCCAAACATGAGTCTCCACTACAAACTGACCAAATTATCTCTCTCATACTAACTCCCATGAATAATAGAAAGTATTTTTATTACAAAATCTGATGGCGCAATACATTCAAAAACACATTTGTCATCTGACTTATTATATATCGACAAATCATTTATCTCTCTAAAAGATTTATAAGGTATCCCGTAGTGAAAATTATCAAATATTTCTTGTGGAACGAACACTTTTTCTCCACTTGAATATAAAATAATTGATTTTCTTATAATCTCATTATTGTCTCTCATTTGCGGGAGGACTATCCATCCATTTGAAGATTTGTGTACTGGATAGTTTTCTAAACATTCTATACCGCATTCAATCCCATTCAGATTAAGTTGTTTAATTTGATTCTTTAAAACTACATCATTTTTTGATGAACTATTCACAATAATATTATAATTATTATTTACTGGATCTAATAAATCTAAACTTGAATTCTTATACACAAAAATTTTTACGAATGGATTAATGTTTCTTATAACATTAGTTACGCCAAAATGATCACTTACTTCATCAACTAATATAAAGTCAAAAAACCCAAGCAATATTTCTCTGTAAAGACTTTCATTTATTTTGTCACTCACTATAACGCAAATTCTTTTAATATCTTTAATTTTAAAAAATTCAAAAGAATTTTGTGGAAATTTAGATTCACCAAAATGAAAGGAGCATAAAAAATTAAACATACTCGCATCTTTAGAATTAACTAATCTTGCTATGCTTGTATGAATGTTATTTTCGCTAAAGCTATCTGTTGATTCATCAACTAAACAGATATGGGTAAATTGTATGAAATTAGTTTGCCAAAAACCTAACTCAAAATTTGAGTTAGATAACTTAGCTGATTTGTTTAAAAATATCCAAGGCTTGTTTCTACGCATTTAAACTGTTCATTTTATTATTCATACTATGCCATAGCTTTATCGTATTTAGTGGCACTTTTTCTACACGACCTCCGTGCTTGATTGGTTTTACCAAAGCATAAGAATCATGTAGCTCAAGCAGCCTAGCCCTAGACTGATGGGGAGCCCTTCCTTTTGGATTGTAGCGCACCCAGACCTGAGACTTTGTCGATAACATCTTACGCATTGACTCTAGCTGATTCATGCCAGTATCATAGCGTGTACGATAGGAGTGTCAAGTGGGTAAAGAAGAAAATACTGTAGTTTTGAACCTAAAAGACCTACAAGAAGCTTGTCAGATAGCTGAAAAAAGAATGGAAGGAGTTAAAGACCTTGGGCTCCACGATAAGCACGGTGCTTCTAGTTTAAAAAACTTAGATTATCATCTTTTAGGAGCTAGAGGAGAAGTCGCTTTTAAAAAGTTTTTGGGCGTTGAGGATAAGCTTACAGCTAATACTTTTAAGTCATCTCCAGACGTTAAAAAATACGAAGTAAGAACCGCAAGAGAAGATCATTTTGATTTAATACTTAGAAAAGACGATCCCGACCACAAGATATATGTTCTTGTAGTCGGGAGCGGCTGTAAATACAGGATTGCTGGCTGGCTTAAAGGCTCAGAGAGATATGCTCATGAGATGAAGACATATAACGAGAGGCCAAAAGCATGGTTTATACCACAATCAGCTATTCATCCTGTCGCAGACTTGCCAGACTGACTGGTCAGCCCCTTGCGGCGACGCGATCTTGCTTCTTTCTCCATCTGAGCCTGCATAATTGCCTGCTGGCGCTTTGCCTTGATTCTTTCCTTACGCTTCTTCTTAACTTTAAGCATTCTTCTTCCGGTCTTATTCATAGTCTTTTTCCTTCTTTGGGGTATTAGAGACACAATCAATCATTCTCTGCTTTAAC